GTGCCAGCACCTTTATGACCAACTGCTGACCGGCAGCGTTACCCCTGAATTCCTGATAAAAAAAGAGAGAAATATGCGCAAGAATACCCGCTTTAAATTCAATGCTTACCTGTCCCGCGTGGCTGAACTCAACGGCGTTGACGTGGAAGACCTGAGCCATAAATTCAGCGTTGAGCCGTCGGTCACGCAGACCCTTATCACTACCGTGCAGGAGTCATCAGAGTTTCTGACCCGCATCAATATGGTGCCGGTGGATGAGCAGGAAGGTGAAAAAATCGGCCTCGGCGTGACGGGCTCTATTGCCAGTACCACGAACACCGACGGCGACAAAGAGCGTAAAACTGCTGATTTCCAGTCGCTGACCTCGCGTAAATATAAATGCGAGCAGGTGAACTTCGATTTCCATATCCGTTACAACACCCTTGACCTGTGGGCGCGTTATCAGGACTTCCAGATCCGTTTGCGTGACGCTATCGCCAAACGTCAGGCGCTGGATTACATCATGGCCGGTTTCAACGGCGTAAGCCGCGCGGCGGATTCAGACCGCAGCAAATACCCGATGTTGCAGGATATCGCGGTAGGCTGGTTGCAAAAAATGCGCAACGAAGCCGCCGAACGTGTGATGGATAAAGTCACCGATGATGGCGGCGCAGTAGTCTCCGCCACCGTGCGTATCGGTAAGAACGGCGACTTTGAAAACATCGACGCCGCCGTTATCAACGCCACCGATTTTCTGCTGGACGCATGGCACTCCGAAGACCCGAATCTGGTTGTCGTGTGTGGCCGAAAAATGCTTTCCGATAAGTATTTCCCGCTGATTAACAAGTCACAGGAAAACAGCGAAAAACTGGCCGGTGACATCATCGTAAGCCAGAAACGCATTGGTAATTTGCCTGCGGTGCGTGTGCCGTACTTCCCTGACAATGCCCTGCTGATCACCCGTCTGGATAACCTGTCTATTTACATCATGGACAGCTCGCACCGCCGTCATATCGAAGAAGTGGCGCGCCGTGACCGCATCGAAAACTACGAGTCACTGAAAATTGACTATGTGGTCGAGGACTACGGCTGCGCGGCGATGATTGAAAACATCCAGCTAGGTGATTTTACGCCAGCGGAAACCTCTCAACTGTCCGCACCTGTCACGGACAGCGAAACCCCATCCGAAACAGAAAGCGAGGCATAACCCATGCTGAGTCCCGCACAGCGTCACATGATGCGGGTCTCTGCTGAAAAAGCCTCGTCGCAGCGGGTGAGTAATCCGCTGCGTTCGGCACTGCCTTACGGTCAGATGCTGATGAAGCTGCGCGGAGACCGCCAGATACTGAAAACGATTTATTCCGTGGAAGACAAAGCCCGGCGTAAGCGCGACATGTTGCCGTCGTATGCGCCGTGGATTGCCGGTGTGCTGGCCAGCAATGCGGGCAGTCAGGACGACATTCTGATGACCATGCTCCAGTGGTCGCTGGATGCCGGAGACATTCACGGGTCATTTGACATGGCGCGCTATGCGCTGAAACACGGTCTGACCGTCCCTAATAACAAACGCCCCGCGCCTTACCTGTTTGCCGAAGATGTTGCGCTGGCGGCAATACGCGCCCGCAGTGCCGGTGAGCCCGTCAGCGTTGATGACCTGCTGACCGCCATTGATATGACACTCCCGTTTGATATGCCAGACCCTGTGCGCGCCAAGCTGCACAAAATTACCGGTCAGGTTTTGCGTGATGACGGCCAGCCTGAACAGGCACTGATTCACCTGCAACGTGCGATGCAGCTCGACAGCGCCGCCGGTGTGAAAAAAGACATAGAACGGCTGGAGAGAGAATTGCGGCCAGCGCCCGAAGCTGTGAAGCCTAAAGCCGCCCCTGCTAAGCGCGGGCGTCCGGGCAAGGCCGCAAAACCTGCGGCGACGCAGGCCAAGCGTGGACGCCCACGCAAAACCGTACTCTCCGGCAGTTAACCGAAAGCGCCCCGCGCCGGACGGCACGCAGGCTGATGCAGGTTTTTACCTCGTCTGACGCCTGCGTCCACCGTCCACCTATTTGAGGTTTGAGAAATGGACATTGTTATGACCACCGCCCCGGCGCGATCCGCTGTGGTTATTCCCCCTGACTTGGTTATTCCGCCTGATGCGGTGGTGAGTCCGGTTATCACCAATACCTTTTTTTTTCCTGACGTTGACCCGGAGCAGGTGAGTGAAAACATCCGACTTGGCCACGTCGTCACGCCTGCGCGTTTTCGCCGCGCAATTAAGGCCGCGATGGCCGAGGTAAACGCCGAGCTTTATCCGTATCGCGATGCGCAGATTGAGGCGGGTTTTAAAACGCTGGCGGAGGTTCCCGCCGAGCGGCTCGACGGTGAAAGCGTGAAGTGTTTCCACTACCTGAGCGCGGTCTGCGCGATGACCACCGCCGTGATTTATGAGCGTTACCGCAGCTATGACGCCAGCGCGAAAGGGGACAAAAAGGCCGAGGCGCTGGAGGTCTCGGTGGATGACCAGTGGCGCGATATGCGCTGGCACGTCTCCCGCCTGCAAGGTCAGGCGCGCGGCATGGTGAGCCAGCTCTGATGCAGGTTATCGCGCAGCAGGGCGATACGCTCGACGCCCTGTGTTATCGCCACTACGGGCGCACCGGCGGCGTGGTTGAGTCCGTGCTTGCTGCCAATCTCGGACTGGCTGAGCTGGGCGAAATTTTGCCACATGGCACCGTGGTGATTTTGCCCGCCGTTGACGCCGCGCCGGTATCTGAAACCGTCCAGCTATGGGACTGACAATGGAAAAAATCACATCACAGATTGCCTACGGCCTTGCCATGTCACTGGCGTTTATTGGTGCGCTGACTCCGCAAGATATTGCGTTTCTGGTGGGAGCTCTGGTGGCGGTTGGGACATTCTTTGTTAACTGGTATTACCGCCGCAAAAGCTACAAGTTGCTGGAGCGTAACGGCCTGAGCCGGAGGGTTTTCGATGAGCTCAATCGTTAAGCGTTGCAGTGTGGCATCAGTGCTGGCTCTGGCCGCACTGATGCCTGATTACCTTTATGTAAAAACCTCTGATGAGGGGCTGGCACTGATTGCTGACCTTGAGGGGTGCCGCCTAAGTCCGTACCAGTGCAGCGCAGGCGTATGGACATCAGGTATCGGCCACACGGCGGGGGTGAAACCAGCGAAAACTATCACCGAACATGACGCCGCCCGCAATCTGATCGCTGACGTCATCATGACCGAACGCGCCGTGGATAAGTGTATGCCGGTGGCCATGCCGCAGCCGGTATATGACGCGGTGGCCAGTTTTGCGTTTAACGTCGGCACCGGCGCAGCCTGTCAATCCACACTGGCCAACTTCATCAGGCTTGGTGAATGGGCGAAAGCCTGCCAGCAGCTCACGCGCTGGGTGTATGTCAACGGCGTGAAAAATACGGGGCTGGAAAACCGGCGCGCGCGCGAACTGAAACACTGCCTGAAGGGGGTGCCATGAAATTTATCATTGCCGCGTTACTGTTCTCGCTGGTGGCATCCCTTGCCGGTTGGCGATGGGCGAATAATAAGGTCACTCAGGCAAGCCGCACCATTGCGCAAATGCAGGAGGCGCTTGCGGCCAACTCGCTGGCCATCAGTGAACTGCAAGCCAGCGGTCAGCGTAACGAGCGGGCACAGGTGGTGCTGCGTCAGCAAATCATCGCAGCGGGTCAGCTTGCCAGCCGTCGTAATCAAACCATCACGAGGTTACTGAATGAGAATGAAACCCTGCGCCGCTGGTATCAGTCTGCTCTGCCTGACGATGTTGTCCGGCTGCACACGCGACCCGAATTTACCAATCCCAGCGATTATTTACGTTGGCTGTCCGAAAGTCAGCAGTTGCCCGATACCGGCCAGCAGCCCGAAAACCAACGGTGATTTAAGCGAAGACAATCGCCAACTTGAGGGCGCGCTGGTGAACTGTGCGCTGCAAGTCGAAGCCGTTAAACAGTGTCAGGAGTCCTACAATGTTGAAGCCCGCCAGCCTGATAAAGGCGCTCTTTAAATCCGTGCCGCTGCTGCGTGATAACCCGGACATGTTGCACATGTTTGTGGACGGCGGCGTTATTAACGCCACGCTGGCCGCGTCGCTATCTTTTGAGAACCGCTATACGCTGGATATTGTGGTAACGGATTACACCGGTGATTTAAACCTGCTGATTGTGCCGGTCAACGTCTGGCTGCGTGAGCATCAGCCGGACATAATGACCACCGAAGAAGGGAAAAAACGCGGCTTCACCTACGTGGCGGATATTAACAGTGACGACAGCAAAGACGTGCGCATGAGCCTGCAACTGACCGAGCGCACAATCGTCAAAGAGGCTGACCGCAGGCTAAACGTGACGCCACTGGACGAACCCCCACCGCCGGTGCCGGTACAGCGGCCTATGGAGGTGTATGTGCATGGCGAGCTGGTGAGTAAATGGGATGAATGAGCTCAAACCTTTTGACGATAAGTTATCCGGGCTGCTGGCCAGCCTGTCACCGGTTGGCCGTCGCAAGATGGCCGCAGACATTGCAAAGAAACTGAGAGCCAGCCAGCAGCAGCGCATCAAGCGACAAAAAGCCCCGGACGGTACGCCTTATGCCTCCCGAAAGCGTCAGCCTATAAAGGCTAAAAAGGGACGGGTAAAGCGCGAAATGTTTGCCAAGCTGCGCACAGCCCGCTACTTAAAATCGAATGGCTCTGCCGACGCAGCGGTGATTGAGTTTGCCGGTAAGGTGCAGCGTATTGCGCGCATTCACCAAGAGGGGCTAAAAGACCGGCCAAACCGGCACAGCCATCCGGTGCAGTATGACTCCCGTCCATTGCTCGGATTTGGCAATACTGACAGACAGATAGTTGAGGATTTGATTCTTTCCAGACTTATTGAATAAATAGCCATATTTAACAGAATTAGTAATTAATTTTATTTACCAAGATTTGATCTGGAGGTATGCTGCGATTAGTCACACCTCAATAATCATAAGGTGAACATATGGAATTTACAGAGTACCAAGATGAAATAATAGAGGATATAAAATCCTGTCTTGAAAGCTTACAAGTTCAGCCTATTTTGTTTGTAGGAGCAGGTATTTCACAACGTTATATTAAAGCTCCGGACTGGGAGGGACTTCTCAAAAAACTCGCTGAAATTTGCCCGCTGATTAAACGCCCTTATGGGTATTACAGTCAAACGAGAGGTGATAACAAGCCGTTAATTGCTAGTGATTTTTGCGATTTATTTGCAGAATGGGCTTGGGACGCGGGCAAGGATCGTTATCCTAAATCTTATTTCGAAGGTGCTACGCCGAAAGATATTTATATTAAGCATGAAATTGCCTCGATACTTAACGAGCTTTCTACCGATATCGATTTCTCCAACATGGAGTATAGTGAGGAAATAGAAAAGCTAAAAAAGGTAAAGCCGCACGCAATCATTACAACAAACTATGACGACACGCTCGAAAAAATATTTGATAACTATCAGGAAGTTGTTGGTCACGATGTTATAAAAGTAAACTACGCAACTTATGGCGAAATAATGAAAATTCATGGTAGCAGCCATGAAATTGAAAGTATTGTTATCACAAATGAAGATTATGCTCAGTTCTACAAAAGAAAAAAATATATCAGCGCGAAACTATTAACATATTTCGCAGAGCATCCGTTGTTCTTTTTTGGATACAGCATAAATGATGAAAACATTAAAGCGATTCTTTCTGATATAGATGAGATTATATCGCCGCACAATGCCCTTATCCCTAACATTTATTTGGTGTCTTTTAGTCGAGAATGTGAATCTACTGGTTCACATCAAAAGGAATTGCTGATTGGCGTTGACGATAATAAAAGCATCAGAATAAAAGTTATATATGCTAACGACTTCGGATGGATTTTTGATGCATTATCTTCGAATACCCCTGAAA